ACCGGATGGCCGCGCGATTTTCCACCCCCCCACGTGGCGCTCTCGTGGCCGCGCGATACTCTTTCCCTTTCCCCCCCGCGCGCGTCTCTCTCCTTTAATTTGAATTAAAGGAATTAACTTTCGTTCCGACCAATGATAATGCGCCTGACTAGCTTAGATAACTGTGAAAGACTTGGTCCCTAAGTTGTTGATTAACGGCTATAAATTAAAGGAAGACCGGGTAGGGTCTTCAATTCAAGATGCCTAAGCGGGATGCCCCGTGGCGCCTGATGGCGGGAACTTCTAAGGTTAGCCGTTCCTCGAATGCCGCTCCTCGTGGAGGTTCTGGGCCTAAGTACAACAAGGCCAATGAGTGGGTCAACAGACCCATGTACAGGAAGCCCAGGATATACCGGGCCTTCAGAACTCCAGATGTCCCTCGAGGGTGTGAAGGGCCATGCAAGGTCCAGTCCTATGAACAGCGACATGATATCTCTCATGTCGGGAAGGTGATGTGTATATCTGACGTCACCCGAGGTAATGGTATTACTCACCGTGTCGGTAAGCGTTTCTGTGTTAAGTCTGTGTATATATTAGGTAAGATATGGATGGACGAGAATATCAAGCTCAAGAACCACACGAACAGTGTCATGTTCTGGTTGGTCAGGGACCGTAGACCGTATGGTACACCAATGGACTTTGGCCAGGTGTTCAACATGTTTGACAACGAGCCCAGCACTGCTACGGTTAAGAACGATCTTCGCGATCGTTATCAGGTCATGCACAAGTTCTATGCCAAGGTCACTGGCGGTCAATATGCCAGCAATGAACAGGCTCTGGTCAAGAGGTTCTGGAAGGTCAACAATCATGTGGTGTATAATCATCAAGAGGCTGGGAAGTACGAGAATCACACGGAGAACGCTCTGTTACTGTACATGGCATGTACTCATGCCTCTAACCCTGTGTATGCAACGCTTAAGATTCGGATCTACTTCTACGATTCGATCATGAATTAATAAAATTTGAATTTTATTGAATGATTTTCCAGTACATGGTTGACGTATGACTTGTTCGTCGCATAACGAACAGCCCTAATTACATTATTAAGAGTAATAACGCCTAATCGGTCTAGATACAGCATGACTAGATGTCTAAACCTATTCAAATAAGTCTTCCCAGAAGCTGTCAGAGAAGTCGTCCAGACTTGGAAGTTCAGGAATGCCTTGTGGAGACCCAATGCTCTCCTGAGGTTGTGGTTGAACCTTATCTGTACGTGGTACACTCTGGTCCTCGTGTACGGTGGATCCTCTACCCTGTATATCCTGAAATACAGGGGATTTGTTATCTCCCAGATATAAACGCCATTCTCTGCCTGATGCGCAGTGATGAGTTCCCCGGTGCGTGAATCCATATTTGCTGCAGTTGATGTGGACGTACAAGGAGCAGCCGCAGTCAAGGTCGATTCGTCTACGTCGAAGTGCTCTGCTCTTCGCAATCCTGTGTCGTGGTTTGATAGAGGGGGGAGTCGAGGAAGATGAATTTAGCATTGTGGAGTGTCCAGGCTCTCAATGATGCATTTTCCTCCTTGTCGAGATACTCTTTATAACTGGCCCCCTCTCCAGGATTGCAGAGCACGATTGATGGGATACCTCCTTTAATCTTTCTTGGCTTGCCGTACTTGCAATTTGACTGCCACTCTTTTTGAGCACCAATCAATTCCTTCCAGTGCTTTAGCTTTAGATAATGGGGTGTGACATCATCGATGACGTTATACTCAGCATCGTCTGAGTAGACCCGGGAATTGAAATCCAGATGGCCACTTAAGTAATTATGTGGGCCTAATGCTCGAGCCCACATCGTCTTGCCCGTTCGAGAGTCACCCTCAACAATTAAACTTATGGGCCTCTCTGGTCGCGCAGCGGCACCTCTCCCAAAATAATCATCGGCCCACTCTTGCATCTCGTCGGGAACGTTAGTGAAGGAGGAGAGGTGAAACGGAGGAGCCCACGGTTCCGGAGCCTTTTGAAAAATCCGAGAAGCATTTGCCATCAAGTTATGATGTTGAAGGAAGAAGTGCTGTGGTTGCTCTTCTTTGATTATTTGCAATGCTTCTTCTGCTGAAGCGGCGTTCAATGCCTTGGCATATGTGTCGTTAACCGTCTGGCAACCTCCTCTAGCACTTCTGCCGTCGATTTGGAATTCTCCCCATTCGATGGTGTCTCCGTCCTTCTCGACGTAGGACTTGACGTCGGACGATGATTTAGCTCCCTGAACGTTCGGATGGAAATGTGCTGACCTGGTTGGGGAGACCAGATCGAAGAATCTGTTATTTTTGCATTGGAATTTCCCCTCGAACTGGATAAGGACGTGGAGATGAGGCTGCCCATCTTCGTGAAGTTCTCTTGCGATTTTGATGAACTTCTTATTAGTTGGGATTGATAGGTTTAATAATTGGGAAAGTGCTTCTTCTTTAGTAAGAGAGCACTGTGGATAAGTAAGAAAATAATTTTTGGCATTTATTTTAAATGGCTTTGGTGGTGGCATTTTTGTAAATAAGGCTTGGACACCAATTGGAGTCTCTCAACTCTTTGCTATGCAATCGGTGTCTGGAGTCTCATTTATACTAGAACCCTCAATAGAACTTTAGATCCTGTTCGCACACCTGGCGGCCATCCGTATAATATT